ATATTGAGAAAAGCGTCATACAGCTCAGCCCCACGTTGCATGCGACGGTTGTTCCAGACCATCCTGCAGGGGGCGCTGCAGAACAGCTTGCCGGCCTTCTTCGCGGTGTGCTCAGCGCCGCACTCGCGGCATTTGCCCTTGAAAATCTTGGCCATCACTCATCTCCATCAACCTGTTTAAACGTGTACAGGAGAGTTGCAGGCCTTGCAACATAAATCTGCGGCTGCCAACCCTGCCAACCTACGTGGTATTACGTATGTGACCGGCTAAGTGATTGCTCTGTCTATATTCTTTCCCCCCTGCCAACCTGACAAGTATATGAATACATATAAAGTGGGTAGTTATATGACATATATACCATGCATATTGCTATAAGAGGCAGATTTTCTAAGAGATGTGAAAACCGCGTTTGGTGGTTGCTGTGGATGGCGGAGGGGTTATTCACTAGCAATATCAATGGGTTAATGTGGTCGGCAGGGTTGACGACCTGACGACCATTGGCACCCAAAACGCCCCTCGGTACCCTGCTGGCATGACAATCACGGTCTCAGATCACGCGGTGCTCCGGTACCTCCAGCGGGTGATGGACGTGGACGTCGAGGGATTGCGTCGCGATCTGGCGCAAATGCTCGGTGCCCGCGTCCCTGCCGGCCTGCACGATTGCGTGCTGACGATCGACGGGCTGTCGTTTACGATCCGTAACGGGTGCTTGGTGACGCTGTTCGAGCGTGACCAGCGCAAGGTCAGATCGGAGCTGGACGATGCACGATGATGACGACGGAAAGGTCGTAGAGCTACGGCATTCAAAAAACGAGAAGACCTCGTTGGACCTCGTTCAAGGCGGCGAAGGGAAGACGCGCGGGCTCAAGCGAGGCCACAAACGAGGGCCGACGAAGGTCACGACGACCATCAAGGAAGCCACGTTGCTGGCTGCGAAGAACATCGGGAGCAAGTTCCACAGGCAGGGCTTGGCCGAGAACTCGGAGCTGGTTGGCTATCTTGAGTTCGTGGCCGAGACTGACCCTCGGGCGTTCATGGGCTTGCTGACCAAAATCCTTCCTGTCCAGATACAGGCCGAGGTCACGCTCAATGACGGGCTGGCCGAGCGCCTGCAGAGGGCGCGTGAGCGCATCATCGAAGGGGAGCGTGTAGCATGACGTCGAGTGATTTGTGGGTCTGGGGAGCTTTCGCGCTGGGCGCGGCTGCCGGCGTGATCGTGACGGTGTTGGTGTACGGGCGGGAGCTGGTCTCGATCCAGCGCGCGTTCGACGACGAGATCAGGGCGCTGGATGCTCGGATCGATCTCGGGCGCTTGGAGCTGAGCAGCCTGCGCTCGCGCGTCGAAGCGCTGACCCCGGTGGACGTGGCCGCCGTCAGCACGGCGATCGGCTCGACCGTGACGCCGATGAAGCGCACCCGCCCGGCGAAGGGGGACGTGAAATGATCAGCGACCTCCTGTGGACCGCAGCGCTGGGAGGAGCCACGCTGGTGTCCTTCCTCACGGCAGCCGTCCTCGTGACGATCTGGGTCAAACTGCTCCGAGGAGTTTAAACGGATGTACCGCATCTTCGTGGGATTCGCCTCACCCAAAGGCCCCGGCCGCGTGTTCCTCGACGTCGAGCGCCCGCCAGTGAGCGACGCCGAGGTCAGCGAGCTGGAGGCGATCATCGCCGGGAACATCAGGTCGCAGGGCGTGACCGTGGTCGGCCTGACCGTGATCGGCGAGGTCACCCAGCCAGCCGAGACGCCGGCCGAGACCCAACCCCCTGCCGGGGAGACAGTCCAGTGAAGCTGCACGTCGCGTACTTCAGGCACGCCGGCCTGCGGGTCATCCCCGGCCGGATCGAGATCGAGGCGTCGCGCATCCCGGTGTGCGACGCCGACCTGAGGGTGATCGAGGAGTACGTCCTCTCGACCTACATCAGCAGCGGCGAGGAGGCCGACGTGATCGTCGTCTCCAGCTGGCGGCACTTCCCCGAGGCGTACGACCTCGGCCGCATGCCGTTCGCCATCACCGAGCCTGTGCTCGCTGACGACGCCCAGCCGGCCGCCGTCGAGGAATGGCTGGGGGACGAGGGGTGATGGTCCGTCTGCTCATCATCGTGCTGGCCTGCACCGCCGTCGCCATCATCCTCACCGGCTGCGCCTCGGCCCCGCCGAAGTGGGAGGCCTACCGGGTCACCGGCACCACGCTGCCAGAGCTGGTCGTCGACTGATGGCGCGGCCGATCTACGAGACCGAGCACGACCGCGAGGAGCAGCGGCGTGTCGCTGGCCGCCTGACTGCCCGCTACGGCGGCACCATGGACGAGCGGCCCAAGCTGCACCCGTGGGATTTCGACTGGGCGCGGGCCGGCAAGGTGGCGGCCCTCGAAGTGAAGTGCCGCAAGAGCCGCAACGGCGTCGCCTACAACACGATCTTCATGGATGCCCCGAAGTACGACGCGATCATGGCCCAGCCGCTGGACGCGCTCTATGCCGTCGAGCTGGACGGCGTCCTGATGCTGTCGAACCTGCGCGCCATCGACGGCGAGCTGCTCCGCGTCACGGGCGGGCGCACCGATCGCGGCGATCCCGCCGACGTCGGCCCGGTGGTGCTGGTGCCTCGCTCCTCGTTCAGGGTGATCGCGTGACGACCAAGGTCCAACCCAGCGACGCCGATCAGGAGATTATCGACCTCGTCGCCACCACCACGCTCGACCCACGCCGGTATGCCCGCGTCGCCTATGATTGGGGCCACGGCGAGCTGGCGGGCGTCAGCGGGCCGCGAGCGTGGCAGAACGAGGTGCTCGGCGACATCGCCACCCACCTGCAGGGTCCGAACCGGTTCCAGCCCCTCATGCTCGCGGTCGCCTCGGGGCACGGCATCGGCAAGTCGGCGCTGATGGGCATCATCACCAGCTGGGCCATGTCGACCTGCGAGGACTGCAAGGTCGTCATCACGGCGAACACCGAGGGCCAGCTCCGCACCAAGACCGGCCCCGAGGTGAGCACGTGGATGCGGCGCTCGATCACCTCGGGCTGGTTCGACGTGCAGGCCACCTCGATCAAGTCGAAGGACACGAAGCACGCCGACACGTGGCGCGCCGACTTCGTGCCGTGGAGCGAGAACAACACGGAGGCCTTCGCGGGCCTGCACAACAAGGGCAAGCGCATTGTCCTGCTGATGGACGAGGGCTCGGCCATCGCCGACAAGGTGTGGGAAGTCGCCGAGGGCGCGCTCACGGACGAGAACACCGAGATCATCTGGATCGTCTTCGGGAACCCGACCCGCGCGACCGGCCGGTTCCGCGAGTGCTTCCGCCGCTGGCGGCATCGCTGGATCACCCGCAACATCGACAGCCGGCTGGTCGAGGGCACGAACAAGGAGCAGATCGCCAAGTGGTCTCAGGACTACGGCGAGGACAGCGACTGGTTTAAAATCCGCGTGCGTGGCCAGTTCCCGAGCGCCAGCCCGAAGCAGTTCATCAGCCAAGACCTGATCGACCGCGCGATCGGCGTGCATCTGCGGCCAGACCAGTATGAGTTCGCGCCGAAGATACTGGGCGTCGACCCGGCGTGGGAGGGTGACGACACGCTCGAAATCTACATGCGGCAAGGCCTCTACACGAGGCACATCCTGTCGATGCCCAAGAACGACAACGACATCTGGGTGGCAGGCAAGATCGCCGCGCTTGAGCAGGAGCTGGGCATCGACGCGGTGTTCATCGACGGCGGTTACGGCACCGGGATCGTGTCCGCCGGCCGCACGATGGGCAAGCACTGGCAGCTGGTCTGGTTCGGCGAGAAGCCGAACGACCCCGGCTACCTCAACAAGCGCGCGGAAATCTGGGGAGGACTGCGCCAGTGCCTGCAGGAGGGCATGGCCATCGACCCCAAGGACGACATACTCCAGACCGACCTGACAGGCGTCGAGACCGTGGCCCGTTTAGACGGGAAGATACAGCTCGAAGCCAAGCGCGACATGAAGGAGCGCGGCGTGCCCAGCCCCAACCGAGCGGACGCCCTCGCCCTGACGTTCGCCCAGCCGGTGGTGAAGCGCGACGCCTCGATCGATCGAAACATCGGCATGGTACACGTCGACTATGATCCCACCGCGATGAGATGAGGAGCTGGCGATGTGCTTCATGAAAGGCCCGAAAGACCCGCAGATGCCCACGGAGAAGCAGCCGATCCAGCAGCCGAAGGATCAGGCTGTCGCGGCAGCTGATCGCGCCAAGGATCGCCTGCGGGCCGGGTCGAATACCATCCTGACCGGGATGGGTGGCACGAACAACGCCCTGACGACCCGCTCCGGTGGCAACATCTTGGGCCGCGTCGGCACCGGCCGCTGAGGAGACACTCATGGCAGCCGATCCAGTCACGCTGCGCCAGCGCCTCGATCGGCGTCTCGGCGATCTCAAGACCGTCCGCACCGAGCAGCACACCCAGTGGCAGGAGCTGGCCGACTACATCCGTCCAGACCGGCTGCGGATCACCGAGGCCGGCACGGCCGACGCCCGGCGCGGCAGGCCCGACCGGAAGAAGATCAAGGATGCCATCGCCACCGTGGCGCTGCGGACGCTCGCCTCGGGCATGCACTCGGGCATCACCTCGCCGTCGCGCCCGTGGTTCAGGCTGACCACGATCGACCCGGCCTACCGCGAGGCGGCTGCCGTCAAGGACTACCTCGGCAAGGTGTCGACGATCATGCGGGACGTGTTCTCGCAGTCGAATTTCTACAACAGCGCGCACCTCAGCTACAGCGACCTCGGCCTGTTCGGGCAGAGCTGCAGCATCCTCGTCGAGCACGACGTCAACGTGATCAACATGATCTCGCTGCTGCATGGCGAGTTCTGGATCGCGACCGACGACACCGGCATCGTCGACACGCTGCACCGCCGCATCTCCATGACCATCGAGCAGATTTACCGGCGCTGGCCGACGACCTGCTCGCCGATGGTCCGCCGGATGTACGATCAGGGCCAGAAGGACGAGCGTATCAACGTCTACCACGCGATCGAGCCTCGCGCGGACCGCGACCCGAAGCTGATCGGCCGCACCAACATGCCCTTCATGAGCGTGTACTGGGAGGACGGCGCGCAGTCGAAGACCGGCGGCATCCTTGAGGAGAGCGGGTTCAACGACAACCCGATCGTCTGCCCGCGCTGGGAGCGGATCAGCACGGACGGCTACGGCGTCAGCCCGGCCTCCGACGCCCTGCCCGACATCAAGGCGCTGCAGCTGCAGCAGATGCGGAAGCTGGAGGCCATCGACAAGATGGTCCGTCCGCCGATGACCGGCCCGACCAGCCTGCGGAACAGCCGCGTCAGCCTCCTGCCGGGCGAGATCACCTACGTGGACGACCCCAACGGGGCCGGGTTCCGCGAGGCGATGAAGGTCCAGCTGAGGATCGCCGAGCTGCAGGAGGACATGAACGAGGGCCGCGAGCGGATCAGGCAGGCGTTCTTCGCCGACCTGTTCATGATGATCTCCGAAATGGAGGGCATCCAGCCACGCAATCAATTCGAAATCGCCGAGAGGAAGGAAGAGAAGCTCCTGATGCTCGGGCCGGTTCTTGAGAACGTGCAGAACGAGATGCTGGCCCCGGTGATCGCGCGGACCTACGAAATCCTGCAGCGTCGCGGGATGCTGCCGCCTGAACCTGACGAGGTGCAGGAAGGCGGGCTGAAGCCCGAGTACACGAGCATCCTTGCCCAAGCCCAGAAGGCCGTGGCCACCGGCTCGATCGAGCGGACGGCTTCGTTCGTCGGCAACTTGGCGGCGGCGTACCCGGCGGTGCTCGACAAGTTCGACGCCGATCAGGCCGTCGATGAATTTTCCGATCTGGTCGGTATCCCGCCGGCCATCATCCTGCCAGACGACCGCGTCGCCGCGATCAGGCAAGACCGCGAGAAGCAGGCGGCGCAGCAGAAGCAGATGGAGCAGGCGGCTGCCATGGCCCCGGCCGTCAAGCAGGGCGCGGAGGCTGCGTCGCTGCTGGCGCAGACGCCCACCTCGCCGAGCGGTGGCACGGCTCAGTCCCTGCTCCAGCGGATGGGGATTGGATGACCCTCAACGACGCCGAGCTGGATGCGTTTAGACACATCCTCGACATTCCACAGGGAAGGACCGTGCTGCTCTGGGTGCTGAAACAGTGCCCGGTGTATAGCACTTCATACGACGAGGCCACTGGCGTCGTCAGCGCGTTCGCGGAAGGCAACCGCAACGTCGGCTTGAAGCTGATCGAAGCACTCGGGGTCGTCGACCCCTTCGTGTATCCGAAGCTCCTAGTCGAACACGTGCTGAACGAGCAGGCAGAGGCCTCACGAACCAAACAGGAGCAGGAACATGACGGACCCGAAGGTGACTGAAGCCGCCGCCCCCATCCTCGCGAAGCCAGCTGCAACGGCCCAGCCGTCCGCAGCCGAGGCAGCGCTGGCGGCACTGTACCCCAACGGCTCGCCGGGTGGTGCCTCCCCCGGCGCAGGCGCGGAGGGCGGGGCTGCCGCTCCTGTCGGCTCCGACCCCGCTGCCAGCACGACGCCTCCCGCCGAGGGCGAGAAGCCTGCCGACCCCCCTGCCGGCGAACCCGCCGCCTTCGACCCCACCAAGGTGGTCATGCCCGAGGGCGTGGAAGTCGATCAGGCCGGCATGGAGCTGGTGGCCCCGATCTTCACCGAGCTGGGCCTCAAGCAGGATCAGGCGCAGAAGGTCATCGACGCCTACATCAAGCTCGAACAGGGCAAGCTGGAGCAGAACATCGCCCAGCAGGCCGAGTGGGCGCAGGAGATCAAGACCGACAAAGAGTTTGGCGGCGAGAAATTCGACCTCAACGCCCAGAAGGCCAACCAGCTGCTGGAGCGCTTCGGCGACGAGCAGCTGTTCGAATACCTTGCATCTTCGGGTGCGGGTAATAACCCGGCGGTCTTCCGCCTGATGTCCCGCATCGCTGCGGCCATCGGAGAAGATAGTCCGGTTGTCACGACCACTGCGGCAGCCCCTGCCAAGCAGGATGTTCTCAGTATCCTCTACCCGGAGAAGAAAGGCTAAACCATGGCCCTGATCGGCAACACCTTCCTCAATTTGAGCGATGCCTACAAGCGCACCGAAGACGGCAAGGTCGCCGCTCAGATCATCGAGATGCTCACCCAGACCAATCCCATCCTTGAGGATGCGATTGCGGTCGAGTGCAACCTCGGCATGGTCCACCGCCATACGATCCGTACCGGCCTGCCCAGCGTCTCGTGGGGTCGCCTGTACGCCGGCACGGCGCAGTCCAAGTCCACCACGCAGCAGGTCGACGACACGACCGGCTTCCTTGAGGCCTTGTCGACTGTCGACCAGCGCCTCCTGAAGCTGGCCCCCGGCGGCGGCGCGGCGCTCCGTCTCTCCGAGGCGCAGCCCTTCCTCGAAGCCATGTCGCAGGAAATGGCGACCGGCCTGTTCTACCACAACACGGCGACCACCCCTGAGAAGTTCAAGGGCCTAGCCACCCGCTTCGGCGTCAAGGCGACCACGGGCGCTGGCAACCAGATCGTGGACGCTGGCGGCACCGGCTCGGACAACACGAGCATCTGGTTCGTCACGTGGAACGAGAACACCTGCCACCTGCTCTACCCGAAGGGCACGCAGGCCGGTCTCTACCGCGAGGACAAGGGCGAGCAGCGCGTGCTCGACGGCTCGGGCAACCCGTACTACGTGATGGAAGAGAAGTTCACGTGGCACGTCGGTCTGGCCGTCAAGGACTGGCGCTTCATCTCGCGCATCGCGAACGTGGACGTCTCCGACATGCAGGCCGGCACGGTCGACCTCTACAAGTTCATGCGGAAGGCGTACTACAAGCTGCAGGCTCGCCGCCAGAACGCTGCGGACACCGTGTCCGCCGGCCGCAAGATGGCGATCTACTGCAACCGCGACGTCCTCGAAGCGCTCGACGCCCTCGCCACCAACAAGGGCAGCGCGGACAACTTCGTCCGCCTGAAGACCGAGCAGCTCGAAGGCAAGGAAATCCTCTCGTATCGGGGCATCCCGATCCGCGAGACCGACGCGATCATCAACACCGAAGCCCGCGTCGTCTGATCATGGTGGGGCTGGGAAACCAGCCCCTCCCCTGACACGCTCAATCCAAGGGAAACCACCATGATCCTCGACAACACCCTCCTCTTCTCCGACGCGCAGGCCATCACCGCCAGCGCCGCGTCGACCAACCAGATCGACCTCGGTGCCGGCACGATCATCTTCGGTGAGACCGCAGTCATCCCGCGCGACATCGGCCGTGGCCTGAAAATCCCGCTGCTCGTGCAGGTGGTCGAGACGTTCAACACGCTCACCTCGCTCACGATCGCTTTCCAGACCGACGACAACTCTGGCTTCTCCTCGGCGATCACCCGCTGGTCCTCGCAGGCGATCCTCCTCGCGAACCTCGTCGCCGGCAACACGTGGAACGTGGACGTGGTCCTGCCCGGCGCGAACGAGCGCTACCTGCGCCTGAACTATACCGTGGCGGGCACCAACCCCACCCTCGGCAAGATCACGGCCGGTATCGTCGGCGGCGTCCAGCAGGCCGGCGTCACTTGGATCGGCTGATCCTGATCGTCTGACACGAGGGGCTGGCTCGCTGCCGGCCCCTCATCTACGCACAGGAGAAGCGGATGTACGTCAAGGCAAACACCACCGGCTACTTCGGCGGCGATCTGCGCCACGCGGGCGACGTCTTCGAGGTACCCGACGACATCGGGCCGGCCTCGTGGTTCGACCCAGAGCCGACCGCCAAGGCAGCGGTCAGCACGAAGCCGAAGATGTCCCCGGAGCAGCTCGACAAGCTCAACGCCGAGAAGCGCGCCGAGGCCGAGAAGGCCCTCACCCCACTCCCGCCCAAGGTCGACTACGACCCGACTGCGAAGGACTAAGCGATGGCCGTCCTCTACATCAGCGAGTACGTCACCCAGCCGTGGGACGGCGTCGCCAACACCATCCCTGCCGGCCTCGAACCCGCCCTCGTCACGCAGACGGTGGCGATCGGAGCCGAGGCGAAGTCGGCGGCGTTCAACGCGCGGACCCGGTTCGTGCGCGTCCACACCGACGCGATCTGCTCGGTGCTGTTCGGGGCGAACCCCACCGCCACCACGTCCAGTCCGCGCATGGCCGCGAACCAGACCGAGTTCTTCGGGGTCGACCCGTCGCAGGTCTCGGGCCTGAAGCTGTCCGTCATCGCCAACACGTAAGGGGCAGACCATGATCGTTGGGAACCTGCCACCCGGTGCGGTGGCGATGACGTCCGACTTCCTCGCCATCCTCAAGATCGCCGTCAGCGGCGACGAGGTGGAGAAGGTGCTCGCCCAGTTCAAGGACGCGCAGGAGCAGCTCGACACCCGCGAGGCCGCGCTGAACAAGCTGGCCGCCACGCTGGCCGACCGCGAGAACGCGGTGAAGGCCGGCGAGGCGAAGGTGGCCGAGCTGAGCAAGCTGGCCAGTGAGGCCGCCGAGAAACTGGCCTACGAGCGCGAGGAGATCAACCTCGGGCGCGCCCAGCTGGAGAGCGACATGGCCGAGCAGGCCGAGCGCGACAAGACCAGCAAGGAGATGTTCGCCAAGGCCGAGGCCGCGCTGGTCGAGGCCGCCGGCAAGACGGAGGCCGCCTCCGCGCGCTGGAAGGAAGCCGAGCAGCTGACGGCGCAGGCCGAGGCGAAGATGGCTGAAGCCGACGCGCGGGTCGAGAAGCTCCGCGCTGCAATCGAGGGGACCGCCTGATGCCGTTCATCAACGACCTAGCGTTCGATGCCGCCCTCGCCGTCATTGACGACGCGAACCAGCTGCACATCTGCTCGGCTGAGCCGACGTCCTACGCCAACGTGGCCACCGTCACGCTCGGCAACAAGACGCTGTCGGGTGCCTACACCGGCCCGGCAGACCGCTCGCCCACCGGCCGCAAGATCACGGTGGCCGCGCAGTCGGCAGGCAGCGTGACGGCCACCGGTACCGCCGCAGCGTGGGCGCTGGTCGACAGCACTGGCACCAAGGTCTGCGCCTCCGGTGCACTGGCGGCGTCGCAGGGTGTCACCAACGGCAACACGTTCTCGACCGCCGCGTTCGACATCGGGTTCCCTGACGCGACCTAACATAGGGAGCGTCCGCCGTGGCGGCTTGGAACTATATCGGCGGCAATATCAACTTCGACACGACGGCGGCGGGCTTCACCGCCGGCACGTGGACGGGTACGACGCAGGATGGCGATCTTCTCATCGCCATCCTCAACGCCCGCAACGGCGAGGTGCCAACCCTCCCCACAGGCGGCACCGACTGGACCTATGTCGGCAGCTCGCCGACCGCGTCGAACAATCTGACCGGGTCCAACTCGCTCAGCCAGATATTCGTCTACTACTGCATCCGCTCGGGCGGCACAGACCCCTCGCGCGTGGTCTCGCGCGGCACCGGTCCCGACCTCTGCAACTACAATTTCCACGTCTTCCGCCCGGCCTCCGGGTACAAGATCGAGTACGTCACCTCGTCGTTCGAGACGGATGGCACGGCGACGCTCAGCCATACGCACGCGGCAGTCTCGACGTCCGAGGTCGACGACCTGATCGTCCACTACATCGGCACCGGGTCATCCTCTGGCGCGTCCGTGTTCGACGCGACGGACCCGGCGACGGACAGCGGCGCGGGGTCGACGTCTTACACCGGCACCATGACGCAGGACCAGTGGGAGCGTCGCGGCAACCAAGGCACGTCCAGCCTGCTCGACGGTTCGCTGCACTGCGCCGTCGCGATCAAGTCGTCGACCGGCTCGACGGGCACGCTGTCGGCCACCATGACGATCAGCCGGCGCAACGCCTCGTTCGTCGGCGTGTTCCGTCAGGTGCTGCTGGAGGCTGCCCCGACCGGTGTCGTCTCGGGCGGCGTGGTCGGCACCCCGACGATCACCCAGAACCACAGCCTGACGCCGACCGGGATCACCTCGGCCTCGGTCGTCGGGCAGCCGGCGGCGACGATCGACCGCAGCTTCTCGCCCACCGGGATCAGCTCGGGCGGCACGGTCGGCAACCCCGCCCTGACGCAGGTCCACGCGACCGCGCCGAACAACGTGGTTTCCGGCGGCGTGGTGGGCAGCCCAGCGCTGACGCAGAACCATGTGCTCACACCTACCGGCGTCACGTCCACGGGCGTGGTGGGCCAACCAGCCGCGACTGAGCAGGCATCCGCCGTCAGTGTCACCCCGACAGGCATCGTCTCGGGCGGTGTCGTGGGCAACCCGGCGCTGACCCAGAACCACGCGACGGCACCCACCGGGGTGGTCTCGGCCAGCGTCGTCGGGAACCCGGCACTCGCACAGGTTCACGCCATCACCCCTGCCGGGGTCGCCTCAGCGTCGGTGGTCGGCCAGCCGGCCCTGACGCAGAACCACCCCCTGACCCCGGTCGGTGTGACGAGCGCTGCCGTGGTCGGCCAGCCCGCGATAACAGCGCAGAACCATGCCCTAACTCCCATTGGTATCTCGACGAGCGGGCCGGTAGTCGGCATTGTCACACTCAACCCGAGCGGCACTGGCAACAACCTGCCGCCGAACCGGGGCATGATCGTCGACCCCGGTGTACTGACAACGAGGACATGAGCGATGGCGACCATCGTCCAGATTTGCAACATGGCCCTGACGCACATCGGGCGAGCGCCGGTCAACAGCCTGACCGAGGCGAGCGCCGAGGCGCGTGAGGTGAACCGGCACTACGCCTTCGCCCGCGACAGCCTGATCCACGCGACGCAGCCGAAGTTCGCGACGCGCCGGTATGCGCTGGCGCTGCAGAACACCGACAGCCAGAGCAACGTGGTCGACGACCCGGATAGTTTCGCCGAGCACCCGGCAGATGAGGAGGAGCAGGTCCAAGGCCTGTGGCGGTACTCCTACGCGCTGCCCACCGGGATGCTGGCGATCGTGCAGCTGAACGACGCCGAGATGACGTACAAGTACGGCGCGCCTTATGAGCTGATGGCTGCCAGCATCTACTGCAACATCAACCCCGCCTATCTCACCTACGTTTCCCGCATCACCGACAGCGAGCAGTACCCGGTCATCTTCGCCGACGCGCTGGCCTACGGGCTGGCGGCGCGGATCGCCTACCCGCTCACGCGCGAGGCGAAGATCAGGAACGACATGATTGCGCTCTACGATCGGGCGCGGATGGAAGCCGAAATCTGGGACATGAACAACTCCCACAACGGCTACGACCACGTCTCTGAGTTCATCGACGCGAGGGAATAATGGTCTCCACCACGAGGCTCATGCAGGGTGCGTTCACGGGCGGCGAGCTGGCTCCCAGCCTGTACGCCCGCGTCGACCTGCAGAAATACCAGACCGGCCTGAAGGTCGCACAGAACGTCTTCGTTCATGCGCATGGCGGCATCTCGAACCGGTCGGGGACAGAGTACCTCGGGCCGGCAGGGGCTGAGGACGAGCCGGTCAAGCTGATCCCGTTCGAGTTCAACGACAGCTCGCAGGTCTACATCCTTGAGTTCGGCGACGCCTACGTCCGCGTCTGGAAGAACGGCGGCCTGATCCTGCGGCCGGGCGACACGATCCTCGAACTGATCACCCCGTATAACGGCACCCACGTCGGCGACCTGTCCTTCGCGCAGGAGAACGACGTCATCTACCTTGCGCATCCGCTCTATCCGCCACAGAAGCTGTCGCGCGGGAAGTGGGCCGGCACGGTCACCGGGAACGAGTACGACTGGGACATCGAAGAGGTCGACTTCCTGATCGACACGAAGAAGCCGGGCAATCTTGAAGCCATAGCGAATTACACCACGCCGACCAAGAAAACGTCGGACAGCGCCAACGTCGACATCAAGGTCGTCTCGGTCGACAGCGCGGGGCGCAGGTCGGCGGCTAGCTCGGCCGCGAGCGTCACCGGTTTCTACTACGAGGAACCAGCCGGCGGGTACATCAAGATCACGTGGGCCGAGAAGGCCAACGCGGTCGAGTATTGGATTTACAAGACCAACGCGACCGCCGGCCTTCTCGGCAAGGTGATCGACGGGCAGGGCAAGAAATGCACGTTCGAGGCGCGCGGCATCGGCGTCGACATCAACCAGACCGCGCCGGGGGTGGCCGACGTCGGCGCGACGGCGGCGACACCGACCAGTGTCACGGCAGCGATCTCGTTCGGGCGGAAGATGAAGTACCGCGTCTCGGCCGTGCGCGAGGATACGGGCGAGGAGAGCCTCGCCACCCAGCCGGTCACGGTCTATAACGACCTGCGATACAACAACAACTACAACACCCTGCGCTGGACTGCCCCGTCTGGCGAGACCATCGCGTATTACAACGTCTACAAGGAAGAGAACGGGCTGTACGGTTACATCGGCCGCACAGACGAACTGACATTCACCGACGACAATATTGCGCCAGACATCAGCCAAGCGCCGCAGGAGCAGAAGAACCCCTTCGATGGCGGTGGGAAATACCCGCGCACGGTGGCCTTCCACGAAGGAAGACTGTGGTGGGGTGGTACCCGCAAGCAGCCGATGGCGATCTGGGGTTCGCCGACCGCGAACTACGAAAGCATGGCGACGTCGTTTCCGCTCAAGGCGACCGATCGGGTGCTCTTCCGCACGCGCGGCCAGACCGTCAACGAGGTGCGCGGACTGGTCAGCCACAGGGCGCTCATGGTGTTCACCAGCGGCGGCGTCTACAGCCTGACGGGCGGCGACGAGAACTTCATCTCGCCGTCGAACATCTGGCCGAAGGAGGAGACGAACCGGGGCGCGAGCAAGGTGCCGCCGATCAAGGTCGGCGAGACGGTGCTCTACAATATTTCGCGCGGCGGCGTGATCCGCGACCTTGCCTACGACTTCGGGCAGGACGCCTTCGCCGGCAGCGACCTCACGATCATGGCGCGCCACCTGTTCGATGGGCGCGAGGTGAAGGCGTGGACCTACGCCGAAAGCCCCTACTCGATCCTCTGGGTCATCCTCGACAACGGCGCGCTGCTCAGCCTGACGTACCTGAAGGACCACGAAGTCTGGGCGTGGTGCCGCCACAACAGCCCGCGAGGCGACACGGCCGGCGCAGACGCGATCTACGAGAGCTGCGCCACCATCAACGAAGGCGGTCAGGATAGGGTGTATTTCGTCGTGCGCCGCCTGATCAACGGCAGCTGGCGGCGGTATATCGAGCGGATGT